CAGAAAAGCACAGGGCGAGGCAGAAAGTGCCGCCCGGAAAGCCGCCAAAACCGCAGAAGATTACACGAATAAAGTGGCTGAACTGAATGCGCAATTGGCCACCGAAGCGATCCGCTATAAGGAAGGCAGCGCGGCGGCTGAATTGTTCGCGGCATCAATGGTGTCCGGGAAAAGCTTCACTCAGGCACAAAACAGCGAAATCAGCCGGCTTAATCAAACGCTGGAAGAAGCCAAACAGAAATACCAAGACCTACAGGACGCTATTTCAAACGATCCTTTCCGCAATACCGCCAAGAGCGCCAAGAAAGCCCGTGAGCAGTTAGAGCGCCAGTTTAAAAATAAGGATGTCACACAGGAAGAATACGGACGCCGCAAAGATGATATCTGGCGAGATGAGGTCAAAGGCAACACAAGCGCCAGACAGCAGTATGCCGTTTCCGCCAGAGAGGACTTACGGGGCGAAGTTGACCCAATACAGGATTTGGATAACCAACTGGCACGCAAAAAGGCCTTGTATGACACCTATGCGGAAACACAGATTATCAGTGAACAGCGCAAGAATGAGTTAATTATTGCTGCGGATAATGAAACTAATGAGCGCCGTTATGAAGCCGCCATGCAACTGTATGCCAGTCAGGGGCGGATACAGAAAATGACGGTAGATTTGTTTTCTGTCACAAAAGAACGCATGACTAATATGTTAACCGGGATGTTGACCGGCACCCAGTCATTCAAGGAGGGCATGATCGGTCTGTTTTCCTCCCTCACACAAAGCATTATCCAGAACCTGATGGATATGACAGCGGAAGCTATTCTGACCAGCAATACATTGAAAACCATCATGGGCGTGGCGGGCGGGTTTTTCGGTGGCGCGGGTGGCGGAGGGACAACGCTAGCGAACGGTCAGGCCGTACCTATGCTGCCCCAGAACATTTCAGTCAACGCCAAAGGTGGTGTCTATGATTCACCGAGTCTCAGTGCCTACAGTGGGCAGGTTGTTAGCACACCCACCTTCTTTGCTTTTGCTAAGGGCGCAGGGTTGATGGGGGAAGCAGGGCCGGAGGCGATTATGCCTCTCGCCAGAACCGGTAATGGCAGCCTGGGCGTTAGGCTGGTTGGGGGTAATCTGCCATCGTCGAATGGCGCACCCAATATTCAGGTCTATATCACAGATTCCGGTGGCACAAGTAAGGCAGCAAATGGTGCAGATGCGGCATTCGGTGAGAATTTAGCGCAGGCATTTGCACAGGTCTATTACGCTGAACGGGATAAAGATCTGCGTCCGGGCGGGACGATTAACCGGGCAATCAGGGGGCGATAATGGAAACCTTTAACTGGAGTCCCCGAACGAGCACATCTGCGACGGTGGACTTTAAAATCAGAAAAGCCGCGTTTGGCGATGGTTACACGCAAGTGTCGGGGGAGGGCATTCATCCCCGTAGTCAAAAATGGGCGCTGGATTTTGTCGGTAATGAAAAATACATCCGGGCGATCTTGGAATTTTTAGATCGCCATCAAGGGCATAAGTCTTTTATCTGGAAGCCACCGCTTTCTGACACCGGGTTGTATCGCTGCGAAGGTTATAAGACCAGCGCACTGGGTGGCAAAAACTACTCGCTGTCTGCTGAATTTGTTCAGGCTTATCACGCTTAGGAGAAAATGATGATCAGTGCTGATGTACAGAAACTGGAGCCGGGTAACGTTATCCGGCTCTATGAGGTCGACGGAACGGCATTCGGTGCGGATATCCTGCGATTCCATGCCTATGGGATACCGCATACCCCTGCCGAGATTGAGGCAGCAAAACGTGATCCCGACAAGTTCAAGCCGAAGTCTGTCTGGTGGCAGGGGGAAGAATATGGGGCGTGGCCTGTCAAGATTGAAGGGTTGGATATGTCCAGCGACGGACAGTCTGCACGGCCTAAATTGAAGGTCGCTAATCTGGATGGCCTGATTACCGCTTTGTGTTTGCGTTTTGAGGACATGGTGCAGGCCAAAGTGACCGTTCATGATACCTTTGTTCATTATCTGGATGCGGTGAATTTCCCCGAAGGCAATCCGACCACCGATCCCGAACAGGAACGTAAGCAGGTTTTCTATGTTGACCGCAAGGAGTCTGAAACCGATGAAATGGTCACCTTTGAGCTTGCCAGCCCGGCAGATTTGGAAGGGCTTAAAATCCCGACCCGGCAGATACACAGCGTATGTACGTGGTGCTCGCGGGGCTGGTATCGCACGGGCAAGGGTTGTGATTATGCCGGGAGTCGTTATTTCGATGAAAACGATAATCCGGTCGATGACCCCAGTAAAGATAAATGCCCCGGGCGACTCAAATCGTGCAAGTTGCGATTCGGTGAAGATGAACCTTTGCCGTTCGGGGGATTTCCCGGTGCTGCATTGATTAGGCGGTGACTATGCGTGACAGTACGCTACAAGCGATATTCGAACACACAAAGGCTGAATACCCCAAAGAGGCCTGCGGGGTGATTGCCCAAAAAAGTCGGGTAGAAAAATATTTTCCCTGCCGAAACTTAGCGCCTGACCCTTCCGAGCAGTTTCATCTTGATCCGCTTGGTTATGCTGCCGCTGACGAATGGGGCGCGATAACTGCCATTGTCCATAGCCACCCTGACGCAACAACGCAGCCCAGTGAACTGGATGCTGCTCAATGTGATGCCACCGAATTACCGTGGCATATCGTGAGCTGGCCGGAAGGGGATTTGAGGACAATTTATCCGCGTGGTGAGCTGCCCTTAACAGGCAGGCCTTTTGTTCTCGGTATTTATGATTGCTGGGGGCTAATCATGAGTTACTACCGTCAGGAACATGCTATTGAATTGCCCGATTACCGTGTTGACTATCCTTGGTGGGAACAGGGCGAAAACCGGTATATGGACAACTGGCAGGCCTGTGGCTTTTGTGAGTTCAGTGACACCCCCCAGATTGGCGACGTGGTGATTATGCAGGTTCAGGCGGATGTACCTAATCATGCCGGAGTCTTGCTGGCGGGTAATTTCTTGCTGCATCATCTTTATGGGCAGTTAAGCCAGAAAGTGCCGTATGGTGGGTACTGGAAAGATAGAGCAATAAAAATTCTGCGGCACAAAAACCTGTTTTGATAAACAGCTATCCGTCTTCGGTGCTATGATTTGGTTTTCTGGAACGCTGGAGGGTGGAATGCGGAAAATCTTATTATTATTAACGCTATTAATTTTAGTTGGCTGCGGGGTTACTCCCAAAGAGCTGAGAAGCATGAAACCATATGCGGAATTCAGTTCCACTAAGTCACCTGATTTTCTTTCCAAATGTATAGCGTCTGGTTTAGAAACTAGAAGTTATGATGGAATCGGTGCGCAAGTTTATTTTAGACCCATGAACAATGGGATGAGCATATCTACTTTTGGAAATATTGTATTGATAGATATATTTTCTGAGGGTTCAAAAACATTAGTAAAATATTATTCTGCATACACCCATACATGGACATGGGGGAAAGAAGATAGAATTAATGCAGCGGTACAAGATATCAAATCCTGTATTTAAAATTTATAACTCAAGCCCTCATTTGAGGGTTTTTTTATGAGGTAATTATGGCTTACATCGATATACCGATGCGAACGGTGCGTCTTCATGGTCCACTAATTTCTCGTTTTGGTAAAGAATTTAAATACAAAGCACGGGATGCCAGACATGCAATTAGTGCCATGCATTGCCTGTTGCCCGGTTTTGAAAAGTATATGGCGGAAGCGCATAAAAAAGGGCTGACATTTGCCATTTTTGTTGGCGGCAGAAATATCGGTCAGGACGAAATTGATATGACAAAAGGCACGGAAACTATTCATCTCTTGCCTGTTATTATCGGGAGTAAGCGTGCCGGATTGTTCCAAACTATTTTGGGTGTAGCGCTGGTTGCTATTGCTACAATTGCAACCAATGGTTTTGCAGGTGGATTAGCGGCTTCTGGATGGTGGGGAACCGCAGCTATGGCAGGCGCATCAATGGCGCTCGGTGGTGTTGTCCAGATGCTTTCTCCCCAAATGTCTGGACTGCGAATGCGTGAATCACCGGACAACAAACCCTCTTACGCCTTTGGTGGTCCGGTAAATACTACCGCACAAGGGAACCCAGTTCCTGTTCTGTACGGGACGCGTGAAATCGGCGGGGCAATTATCTCAGCGGGTATCTATACCGAAGACCAGCAATAACCGCTGTTATTTTTTAATCGGGTCGCTCAGGCGGCCCTTTTTTATGGGTGAACTATGGGACATCATCTTATTCAGGGCAGCAAAGGTGGCGGCGGGGGTGGATACACCCCGACTGAATCACCCGACAGTCTGCAATCCATCGCCAAAGCCAAGATGTTGTTAGCGCTGGGTGAGGGCGAATGGGGGCGTGATTTGGATGCCACGCGAATTTATCTTAATGGTACACCACTGGCCAATCCCGGCGGGGAAATGAATTTCAAGGGCATTAAGTGGGAATACCGTGCGGGGACACAGGCGCAGGAGTATATCAAAGGCTTGCCGTCCGCTGAAAATGAAATCCGTCTGGGGGTTGAGTTAAGAAGCGACACGCCGTGGATACGGGCGATAGCTAACACTAAATTGTCAGCAGTGCGGATACGGTTAGGCTGGCCCGTCTTGCGGCAGCAGCATGAAAACGCCGATATCACCGGTTATCGGGTTGATTACGTGATTGAGCTGGCTGTTGATGGGGGACCATACAAGGAAGCGGTAAAAGCGGCGGTTGATGGTAAAACCATGACCGGATATGAACGTTCGCACCGCATTGATCTACCCAAAGCCACCACCGGCTGGCAGATCCGGGTCAGGAAATTAACCCCGGATTCCAAGAGCGAGAGCGTGATAGATAAGATGAACATCATGGCTTTTACTGAGGTCATTGATGCTAAGCTGCGATACCCGAATACCGCCCTGCTCTATATCGAATTTGATGCCCAGCAATTCCCTAACACCCCTCAGATATCCTGCAAGCCACAGGGCAGAATTATCCGCGTACCGGATAACTATGATCCTGTTTCCCGCACTTATTCGGGGATTTGGTCGGGTCAATTTAAATGGGCGCATTCTGACAGCCCCGCTTGGGTATTTTACGACATTATTGTGTCAGAGATGTTTGGGCTGGGAAACCGCATCAATTCAACACAAATTAATGAAGCGGAACTGTACCGCATCGCCCAGTATTGCGATCAGCCCGTCCCTGATGGTAAAGGCGGGAGTGGCACGGAGCCTCGCTTCACCTGTAATGTGTATATCCAGTCTCGTGAGGAAGCGTGGACGGTATTAGCCGATTTAGCCGCTATCTTCCGTGGCACGACCTACTGGGGTGCGAATGAGTTTGTCACGCTGGCGGATATGCCGGCGGATGTCTCTTACATCTTCAACCAGTCCAATGTGATTGGGGGGGATTTTTCATACAGCGCTGCCAGTGTGCGTACCCGTTATAGCGTCGCTATGGTGAGCTGGTCAGATCCTGATAATCATTATGCTGATACCCTTGAAGCGATCTCTGATGACGAGCTGGTACGCCGTTATGATATTAATCAGACGGAACTCACGGCCATTGGCTGTACCCGCCAAAGTGAAGCGCAGCGGCGCGGACGTTGGGCATTGCTCACCAACGCGCGTGACAGTGTGGTGTCATTCAAGGTCGGGCTGGAGGGACAGATCCCACTGCCCGGTCACATTATTGGCGTGGCACACAAGAATCGCGCAGGCCGGGTGATTGGCGGGCGTATCAGCGCCGTATCAGAACGTAACATCACACTGGATCGCAAACCAGAAGCCAAGGCTGGCGACAGGCTGCTGGTCAATCTTCCCTCGGGTGTGTCACAGGGGCGAACCATACAGGCGATTAATGGCAGTATCGTGACTGTCACAACGGCTTACAGTGAAATACCGAGAGCGGAAGCAGGCTGGGCAATTGATGCCAATGATTTGTTTATTCAGCAATACCGTGTGACCAGTATCCGGGACAGCGGAGACGGCACTTTTGAAATCAGTGCGGTTTACCATGATCCTGATAAATATGAGCGTATCGACACCGGCGCCCGAATAGACGAGCGCCCCATTTCTGTCATTCCGCCCGGCGTTCAACTGCCACCGAAAAATGTTGGTATCAGCAGTTATTCGGTGGTCAATCAGGGAATTGCGGTCACGACATTGAGAATCACTTGGGATGCCGCCGAAAGTGCCATTGCGTATGAAGCTGAATGGCGAAGGGATAACGGCAACTGGATATCCGCACCCCGAACCTCTACACAGGGCTTTGAAATCTCCAACATTTACGCGGGACGCTATCAGGCGCGGGTCAGGGCGATCAATGCCGCTGAGATATCCAGTCTTTGGGCGAACGCACCGGAAACTCACCTGAAAGGGAAAGAGGGTAACCCTCCGGCACCGCTGGCATTCCGGACTGCACCGATCTTCTTCGGTATCCAACTGGACTGGGGGTTTGCGCCCCAGACGGACGACACGTTAAAAACCGAAATCCAGTACAGCAAGACGAATGACAGTGAAGGGTTAATGTTATTGGCCGATATCCCTTATCCCCAGCGAACGCACACGATGCAGGGACTGGCGGCAGGCGTTGCCTTCTATTTCCGTGCGCGTCTGGTGGACAAGTCCGGTAATCAGTCCCCGTGGACGGCGTTCATTCGTGGGGAGTCTTCTTCGGATACGAACTGGATCATTGATGCGGCCGGTGAGGAATTTCTTTCCAACAAAGCAGGCCAGCGATTGCAGTCTCAAATGGACTTTAACTCCGAAGCCATCATGGAGAACGCCGCTCTCACCGGTGCTGTTGTTCAGCGACAGTTGAAAGTGAATGGTGATCTTAAGGCAGAGATACTGCACGTTCAGTCCATTCAGGTCACGGACAGGGAAGCCTTTGCTGAGGACATGAAGAAGGTACAGGCTGATGTCGGTGAGAATGCGGCAGCGGTGCAGACGAAGGCGACGGCGGTCTTTGATATCGACGGGAACGGCTATGCCATCAACTATGTCGGAGCGGGAGTGAAGTACAACAACCAGTTCTATAAAGCCGGGATGGTGATTGGTGCTGAGGTGAAGAACGGGGAAGTCAAAACCCAGATAGGTTTCAGTGCAAATAATTTCGTGGTGATGAATCCCGACAATGGCAAGCTGGAATCCGTCTTCATGATTAAAAACGGGCAAGTCTTTATCAGGGATGCCTTTATTGATATGGCTGATATCAGGCAATTGCTGGTGGGGCTGGATATTAAATCCACAAACTACATTCCCAATCAGCGGGGCTTTCGGATGGATGCCAAGACCGGACACCTTGAGATAAACGGCTCAGGCAATGGCTACCGGGTGCAAATTAAAGACACGGGCTGGTACCTGTTTGACAGCAACGGCAGGGCCATCATTGAATTAGGGATGTTTTTATGAGTGGTTACGGGCTAAAGATAGTCAATCCGCACGATGGGACAAGTTTTATTTTTAATGAGAAAACGACACCTGCCAGTTTGGTATGGACGGGTTATGTCGCCAAAGATACGCCGGGGGTGCATCCAAGCCCGACTGACTGGCGGCATTATGAATGGGAGTGTCAAATCAAAATCCCGGCGGCCTACCAGGCACATGTCTATCCCACCAAATTCACAGAATTTCACCAGGATCGCTCAGGAAACGGATTCAGACTAACGGGGTTTTCTGAGAGAATTCGGCTCTCTCAGAGCGGGGAAAGCGTTATCGTTGATGGACTGATATTAAATAATGTGTTCGATAATTGGCTCACGGAGCTGATAAAAATCATCACTTACCCGCTAACGTCGGGCGGTCAGGCGGGATTGAAAATAGTCAACAACAGTAATTTTAATAACAGTGTCCCGCCTGCCGGATTTGGTTATGTTTCCCATAAAGCCCGCGTGTATATACAGGGCCGGTTTGATCCGGCGTCAATAGACCCCAGACTCAATTACGGTAATTGCCTGATGTTTTTTTATAATGAAGACCCGGCGTGCATGCTGGTGCACCGAGAAGGCTATTACGCTAGTTGCGACAGGCACGAAGGCGACGACAGGGAGGGATGGTATCGGGTCGTGGTCTTTTCTGACATCGGCGTCAGGGAACGGCTCGAAGGCAAGGGGTATGGCCTCCGGCTCAGAAACAAGGACGGGGTTATCACCTTTAACTCCGGCGTCGGAGTACTAACCCAGCCTGTGAGTCTGGATGTCAGTAACAGAAAACTGGGCGACATCATCCCCACGGCGGGAATAAGGCGTCCGATGCTGGTGCCTGCTTGGATAGGGCACCATCTGTGGATGGAAGGGAGTACCGCCTACAGCCGGGATTTGTCATTGACCAGTAACGGGGAAGGGACATTATTTGTGGGTTCAGGCAAATACTCATACTGGAAAGCGAGCCAGTGGGGAACGACAAACTACACAACAAAACAACCCATTCTTATCTTAGACGCCGCCAGTTATTTCAACTTCTAACCTCTCAGGATAAACAAACATGATCTACTCAGACGGCACAACGAATCTCGTGTCAGGCTCGGCTATTGTCCG